ACTTAGTATTCTCCTATGTTTTTTTTGCAATGTCATTTATAGCTTTAGATTCTCTAGCTTTTGTAACGCCTTGTTCACTTCTTGCGTTATGTCGCCGTCCTGCTTATCGAATCAAAAGAATTTATTAAGCTTTGTCCTTCGCCCTTCTGTCTTAAAGATAGCGTAACTATTCCCCGCCTTTGGTACAGCTGGCTTTTCGGAAGAACTTACAAGGCTTAGTTTGTTTACGATCACGTCGTATATTTTTGCTGTCATTTTTGGAAGTGGAAAATAATAAAAAATTATACTGGATCCTGTACGCCTGTCCCTTGTAGGCTAACCCCGACAAATTCCCCAGCTATAACCTTCTCGTACATTGTAGGAGAAAACTTAATAGCTACTAGTCGGGATCCCGCGGAAATAATACCGCCGTCCGTCTCTATAGAAACTGGTGTAACATAGCTTTCTACTATTCTAGCTTCTTCTGGTTCTACTTCCTTTCCGTCCTCGTGGTCTACATTGATCGACTTAGCGCTAAGATTTATAACGAACTCGTGCGCTGTCTTAATAATTTCGTCCTTACTGATTATATCGCCGTTTAAGTCTTCTACGTCTGGTTCTAGCACTACGTAGGTTACCGTATAATGGATAATACTAGTTTTTACTATGTTAGTTCTTTTTGTCATTTGCAGCGTTAAAATAAAGGAACCTGTATAGTAGGATATAGGTCTACACCCTGTATATTATTATCTGGGTTAAATACTCTATAGTCCGTTACACATCTACAATTATAATCGTGTGGAGCGTAAGCCGTATTAGTTCACGGGAACGGGATACTAACGAGAATCCAGCCGGCACCGCTAGCTACTTTGTGTTCTGGTCTTACTTTTGCGTCCCCCTGGTCTATGTTTCTTTTCCGTCATTCCTGTCCTAGTCTTCCCGCTAAGTCTGTAAATTGTTCGTACTTACTCGTTTCGTATGCTATAGCTACTTCTTGCTGTGCTATTAGCTTGCTTCTTACTAGGTTATATTCCGAAAACTTACCGTGTATAGTTTCCGCTAGCTTCTGTTTACTTCGTCCTTCATCGAGGGCTTTTTTTACTATGGATCCTACGACCTCTTGGCTTGACTGGTCTATATTCTTAATAAGTTCACCCGCTCTATTAGCTGCTCGTTCACTAGCTACGTCGTCCTTAATGCTTAGCGTAGTCTGGAGCGCTATAGATAGTTCCGACATTTCCGCTAGAACCTGTCCGAGTGTAAACGTTTGCCCTACTATATAGATCTTCTGGAGAATACCCGTAACGTCTGCTATTATTTCGTCCTGTACTTCTACGTCTATAGTCTTCTCTATCGTTACTACGTCGCTAATCTGTTCTAGTGCTTCCTGTAGTCGTACATCGTAGTACTTTGCTAAAACATCACCTAACGAAGTAAATAGCGGGACTAGCTCGCTATTGCCTAAGTGGTCGACGTGTGCCGTCGTTTTAACTAGATCTACGTTGCATTTTTTACACATTCTTTTTAACCTTTTCTAAAATCTCCGGTGTATAGAACTTAGACAATAAATTATTTATAGCGTCAATTTCTTTTTTTGCTTCCGCGTCCGTTTCCGCTTTGGATCCCCCGCTAGTCTGGAGTATGTCCCCGCCGTCTATTGGATCATAGCCTAGCTCTTCTCTAATCTCGTTAGCTGTTAGGATACCCGACGTTTTGTAGCCCGTTTTTACTTTCATATCGTCTAGCTCGTTCTTAGTGTCTGGCGTTCTTAGCTCTATGTATTCTACTAGAGTATCGTAGTAAGGCCTAAGAGCGTCACGTAGAACGCTTATAAACCTACTATGAAGCGGTAGTACTATATCCTGGTTTAACTGCTCCTTAGCTACTTCCGAGGTGGAACGGTTACTATTGATACTGTCTAGTAGATCGTACGGAACGTTTAAGCCTATAGCTATACTTCTAATAAGCTTGTCCCTGTATTCTAAGAAAGCCTTAGTATCTTCGTCCTTGCTTAGGTCTAGCTTCTCGATAACACCGGGAACGATCACGCTTTTGTAGCTGTTCCCCTGTCCGCGTAGCTGGTCGTCTATGATATTCTTAATAGTAGCCTTTTGTGCTTCTGTAAGTTTCCTTTCCTTATCACATAGGATACTAACGCTTAGTAGTCCACGGTCGAACAAGTCCGCGTAGTACCTATCTATAGCCGTTAGTGTTGCTATCTGCTGCGATACCTTCGCGAACTTAGAAACACCGTAGTAGCGGTTAGATAAGCTAACGGTTTTCCGGTGGATCATTTCAGTAGATAAAAATTCTACTTGTCCGTCACCGCTAACGCTTAGCATTGTTTCCCCCGCTAGCTGTACGTACTTTTTCTCTATTACTTTGTATTTATCCTTTTCCCCTTCTATTTTCACGTCTGTAGCTTCTAGTTTTAAGTACATCTCCGGCGTAAGACACGGTAGCAAGTGCGGCATTTTTTCACCGTCTAGCGCTATTTCCGCGAACGAGTTCCCAGTAACCAACAAAGACAAAAAGTAATACTCTAAGTCAGCGCTTAAGCTATTAAGGAGTTCTTGCAATTTTACCGCCTTTGTTTTATCCCCTTCCTTCACCTTAATAGGAACGAATCCAGTACTACAAGCCGTAGCTACTTTGTCCAAAGCACCACCTACTATAAAGTTGTCCTCGTACACATCGACAAGAAGCGAAAAGCGTATAGGGTGCGGTTTTATGTTTTTACTCATACCCGTGCTATTGCCTTGCTTCTGTTTTGTAGCTAGTGGTCCTGTAACCCCTTCCATTTTTTCTAGGACGGTTACGGTTTTATTTGCTGGTCCTTTCATAGATCTATAGAAATTATAAAGCTGTTACCTCTACGCGTTTAATTCCGAACGTTGCGGGGTTGCTATCGTATCAGTCTAGTATAGCTAGCCTTTGTTGTGCTAGAGCGGAACCGTGGACGCTCTCTAATGACCAGGTAGCCCCGCCGTCTGCGCTTATTCTCATTATGCTTTTATTGTCCGACTGTCTTACTCGTACTTCCATAATATAAAGCGTACTAGTGTTAAAGCTTATATTACGAACCGCTTCTATATCACCAAAATCTAGCAATACACCACTATTAGTATTCAAACGGTAAGCGTTGCTATTACCGCTTGTTACTTCATATCATAAAGCACGACTACCCGAGTTACTACCGTTCACTACTGATACACCAGCAGCAAACCTAGCGTAAGTTCACGTTTGCAAAACGTAAAACTTTATAGTCATTTTCACGGGAACCTCGAAAAGATTGTAAGAATTAAAGAAAGCTACCTTATTCCCCGCGTTTCCGTTGCGTTTAAGTACGTTCCCCTTCCCGCTAACTGCTTCTATAGAGTAGCAATTGTTAGCGTCTTCTAGCACTACGTCAGCTGGTGGAGTACCTACCCCGTTAGCGTCAGCGTCGAACAAATACAAATAGCTAGGCCCGCTTTCTCTTTGTCATACTACCGCCGCTCCTAGTGGTTTTCCTAGTCAAGTTAACATTGTTCCAGAACCTAAAAAATAAAAAACTACCTGTTAGCAACAAGTAGAGATATTAAGAGTAGCACCGCTAGTCGCTACCTTGTGTCCTGGTGTTATCTTAAAATACTCTGGAACTCCTTTAGGTATGAAAATACCAGTACCCGCTATTGCTGGAGCAGCACCTATAAATATTTCTGCGTCCGCGTCTATCGCTACTACTCTAATAACATAAGCGTCTATAGCAGCACTAGTAGCAGCGTCCGCTACTTCTATAGGATTATTACACCCGAGTACTGGAATAGGTGCGCCGTTGTCGTCTCTAATCAATGAAGGAATAGCAGTCATCACATAAAAAAAGTAATAAAAATGTATGGTGTACTTGTATTCTACGGCTTTTTTTTTGCAATGTCATTATAAGCTACTCTATTCCTAGGGCTTGGAAACTAAAGCCTTTCGCGTCGTACTTCTTTAGGATCTCGATAACCGTTTTTAGGTTGCATATAAACCGCTCTATATTGGTCTTATCTTCGTCCTTAATCTCGTACAGTTCTATAAGCTTCACTATGTAGTAGCCTTTATAGCTTGGTAGTGTTTCCCCTGTCTCTATACGGGTGATACTCCTAGCGTCGCCCTTAATCATTCTAGCTACTTCTTCACGGGTCCGCCCCTTCTGGATCCTTAGCACCATAAACAAGTTACCTATTACGCTCTGGCTTGGTCTATATCGTTTCTGTAGGTTCTGTATGTAAAAGTCATCGACGGGGATCCTGTAGTAGCGGTAAACCTTTTCTATCTGCTGTATTTTCAGTTTTCTATACTTCTTCTTAGTATGATCGTCGACCATTGCCCGAAGAAAAGCATAACTTACCCCTATGCTATTACTTAGGCTTTCTAAGCCTATGTCTTGCTTATCCCTTAGGATCATTTCTATAACTTTTGTCATTTTTTTTATATGATGTAAATACTATCGTTGTTTACTTCCATACAGTATTTTATTCCTAGCGTTGCCGCGTCCATTATATCGTCGTTCGCTACGTCTGGGTATTCCGTCAGCTGCTTAATAAGTTCTTCGTCACCTTCTAGCCTAAAGATTACGTCGCCGTTCTCGATCTCTGGAGAAACTTCTAGCAAGCGTTCCCGTTTCGACTTGCTAACTCTAATACCTACTACGGGGTAGCCTTCACTTGCTAGCGTTTCCGTCAACGTCGTTTCTATATTGTCTTCTTTCAATATGTATTCTGGCATTCCCCGAATTTTGTAGAGGTGGCGGACGAATATAAGCAGCTTAAGCGGTTTAAGTTTTACCTTCATACTAGATATAATCCACTTCTTGCCCTGTGCTACTCATAGGTGTACTAGCCCCGTGAAGTCGTTCTTAGTTTTATCCTTTTGTGCTGGGTCGATACACATAAGGCGGCGGATCCAGGCCTTAGGATATTCTTCTATATCCTTCTGTACTATCCGGTCATACTCTACTAGCGTGTCTTCATTGCTTAGCGGGATATGCAAAAATTCTTGGTTAAACCTCTTAGTACCTATCTTTTTCTTACGTGCCTCTAGTGCTTCCATACTTCGCAATTCTGGTCGTATTGGCTTGCCGTTCTCGATTGCCTTAAGTTTTATGTTATCCCGTCCTTCATCGTCAATTAGTGATTTTACTAAGCAGCGCTTCCCGATCATTGTCCCGAGTACTACCATACTTTCGCGACCTGGTAACATCATATTATAGACGGAAGTAAGTACAAAGTCCTTAAACGCTTCCGCTATCTTAGCATTTTTTACGTCCTTGTTCTCTTCTGGATCGTCAATAACTACTCTATGCTTTCTACGTCCTCTAATCGTGCCGCCCTTGGTTACTGTCTCGATACTCGACCCGTTCGCTAGCTCTAGTAAGTTCTGCTTCCAGGTCTTAAGCCTTAGCGCTTTGATCTCTTGGCTATCGTCGTCCCTTGGTGATAGTGGCCCGTATAGTTCACGTATGAAACTATTAAGCTCTAGTTCTAGTCTTATCTTCCCGATAGACAACGCCCCTAGATCTTCCGCGGAAATATAGAGTAGATCCGTTCACGGTCTATATATGAGTTCGTGCAACACGTTAACCAGTACCCTAGTCGTCTTAGCGTGTCAACGTGGAAGCAATATAACTAGATCGCTTTCGCTGCTATAGTACTGATCTATGAGCTTATGAAAGTAGGGGCTTTCGTATACTGTCCCGTCCCGTTCCTTCCGGTGCGGTAGAACTATATCCATAAAATATTGCTTATCGTCCTTAGCTTTTGTTCTTATGTACGTTAGTAGGCTTCATCTGTCCAGGTTATCTATTCCGTATTCTTCCGCCGCCTTCATAGCAGCGGGGCTAAATAGTTCTAGGTCCGCTATGTTTTTTTGGTAGGTGTTTATAATTGGATTGACCATAGGAAGAAGAAGCAAAATACTATAGAATCTTTTCGTATATCATAAGAAGCATAAAGAACGGCCGTAGTGTTGTAATGAGCAGCAACCCTAGCAGCTGCTGGGATAGCTTTAGCTTCCTATGCTTTTTATGTTCTCTAGCGTAGATACATACAAAAAACAAGAATCATATAACTAAGTAAGACTGGAAGAATCGTAGTAAGTTTATACATAACATAATAACACCATAATAAGTAAATAACTACACATACTATACATACTTTATACACTCCAAACGGTGCCTATATTTCCTTCTACCTCGGGAAATTCCGCGCCTTTTATTTGATAAGATTTTCTTAAACGTTTATTTTAAGCCGTTTCTTATTTTTACTTGACATTTTTAGGCCCTATACTGTTTCCCTAGGATTCCTTTTTTCTTCAAATGCTTAATAAAAGGGCTTTCTTCGTTTATTTTCTCGCTGTTCTCGATAATCTCGCTAGCATATCCTAGTGATTTCCTTAGATGGTCGTCGATCTCTATTAGTGCTTTGTGTTCTGCTTTTGTCGCTTTGTCTTCGTCTACCTTAGTAGTCAGTTCTTCCGCTATACCCGCTAAAGCTCCTATAATCTTGATACGGGCGTTTTCTGCTTTCACTAGTACTTGTTTCCAGTCCTTAGCTTTCGACTTCCTAGCGTTCTCCATTGCTTCCGTGTATGTCATTTCTTCTTGCTGCTTCTTTTCCGCTGTCCGTCACTTAGTATTAAGCTTAATAGTTGTAAGCCCTGGCGTAGGTCCCGAACAAGTAGCGAAATAGTCCGACAAAAAAGAAGCTGTCTCTTGTACTACAGAAGCTAAAAATAGCCCTTTTATGTATTCCCGATTGTATGTTATTCTAGTCTTATGTTTGGTTCAATATACACCCCCGAAGTCGTCCATATACTCTGTTACGGTTCCTTTTTTCGTTCCTGTATCTACTTTAGTCTTTTTTTTGTTCTCGTTAGCTGTCATTTTGTCTACAGAAATAAAAAAACACCTATAACTATACTAC